CAGCGTCCTGCTTATACTGTGAGGGCAGGTTGCTGATAAGCCGCTCTACTGCCTGCTCTGACTCGCAGCTCCATATCATGTCTGCGATCTGATGCTGTTGCTTGGTGAGTCCTGTGAGTTGGATAGTCATTAGTCTGCTCGCTTGATCATTACAGTGCCACAGAACATACAACCCAATCCAGTCACTGCCACTGCTAGACTCTGCAGTAGTTCTGTGTTAGTGATTGAGTTCTCTACACCGCCCACTGCGAACATAGTGAGGATTAAGCCTACTACGAACACGAACATACCCTGCTTTTCTGTGACCATTTAGTGCTCCTTTTGTTTAACTGTTAATGCTAGTATAGCACCAACTGTCCAATCTGTCAACCATTATTTTGCCTGCAGAACTGCCACATACGGAATGCGTCCCCGCGTAGGCCCATCAAGATCCCTTCGTAGTCTTGATAACTGCAACAGGCCCAGAGGCTGTGAGGACGATAAACCCAATCACCGTGATCCCGCTCTGTGTTGTGCTGTGTGACCACGCTCTTGGCTGTGCGGGCCAATTTGTAATACTTCTGCATATGGCCCGAACGCTGATCGTAGACTACCCAACCCATATCATGCTCCGAATACAGAAGTGCCTAACACCGCGGTCCAGATCAGGATCAACTGTGCGATGCCCGACCAGAACAAGAACCAAGTAACTGCCACGATTCCGATCAGTTTCAACATCTCTCGCTCCTTTGTTTCAGTGCGTGTAGTATATGCTCGTTTGGGCTCGGTGTCAACCAAAATGACGCAATAACCCGGTGACGCACAGTGTCATTGCCACCGCGTTGATAGTCATCTGCGGGTAGTTCTTCACACGCACGGTCCACGTGAAAAAGCAGATGGCACCCAAGAGTCCGAATAGCTGTATCAGGACTATGTGCTGGGGAATGATGTTCATCACTGCATACATGGCTAGGATGAACGCAGTGCCCAGCCATTGGATCGAGTCGTTTATCTTATTCATGTGTGTAGTATAACACACTCTAGCCAAACTGTCAACCAAAAAGTTGGGCTCTTTGTGTGTATTTGATCTTAGTTGAGGGGAACTGCTCAACCATGGCCGTGCCCTGTTTGGCTACGATCCTGACCTTAGGGAACTCCGTGATATCAGAGAAAACATAGTCGATCTCCCGGGCGTGTTCATGCACTGCTTCAGTGCGTATTTCTCTGCCCTTGCCCAACATCTCTGAGGGTGCGTAGCAGGCTCCCCTGGGCGTGAATCCTTTGAGATCGAACCTGCGCCCATCTGTGGTCCTCACGTGGTCGTAGCCCTTGGCATCCACGAATTCCAGCTCTGGGAACCAAATGGGCAAGTGATGCTCTAGGAACTTGGATGCCACCCTGCCGTCTGTGAACAGCTCATGTATCAGCTCTGTGGGCAGGTCGCCAAACTTGACTTTGCCAGTTAGATCGAATTCGTAGACTTTGTTGTATTCCAGCATGATCTTCTCCTAGTTGTTCTTATTATAAGATCATTTTGGCTGTGTGTCAACCGTTTTGGCTATGAGTTCACCGCCCTCATCCACGATCAATCTCACATTGTTCATACGCTGCTGTAGGTGCTGGATCAATGAATCTCGATCCTTGCCCTGCCCTAGGAATCCATCGTTATCCGTCCTGAAGGCATAGATCTGCCCCTGATGCTGCTCCAACTTGATGTGGATCTCTTCCAGGGTGGATTCTCGAGGGGATTCAGGAGGGAGCCTATGTTCCAAGCCCGCACGACGTGCCAGCTTACGCATATCCTGCTCTTTGATGCCTAGTTCATCCAGGATCTTCTTGAATGCAGCCACGTGGAACAGCGTGGCCAATTTGTGCCCTAGGTAGAATCCCAGGGCGAAAATGATGATGAATTCGATCATGCTGTTTCCAGTTGCTCAGCGACCAACTTGTGGGCCAAGTTCAAGGCCATCATAGCAGCGACCATGGCGATCATGCGCTCCTGGCCTGTGAACTGCATGATCTGATCTTCCAGGGCCTGCATGTCCACGGGCGTTGCGAAGAATGCGTTTTTGGGGATTGGGTTTGTCATCGTCTGCTCCTTGTTTGTATGTATCTATTATAAGGCCTTTTGGCACTCAAGTCAACCAAAAAAAAGGGTGTTGTATTTCTACAACACCCCATCAAAGTGCTGATGCCGGGAGCGAATCGGACTTATTCAGCGATTGCTTCTGCCTTCGCGGCAGTAGTCTTAGTTACCTTCGCTGCTGTAGCGGAGGGGTTCTTTTTGGCCACGTAGGCGATAGCTGCTTGCACAGCTGGTTTGCCGCTGCCGAAGCCAATCTCGACCATGTGAGCTGCGATCTCAGCTTTGGTCATTTCTCGTGGAAGAGTCACGAGTTCTACATCAGTGTGGCCATTCTTAGCCAGGATCTTGATGCGCATAGTGTCGTTAGCGAAACGAACCTTGGTCTTACCATTCAGTGTCGAAACACCCGCTACGGAGAACTTTTTATCAGTTGCCATTTTAAATTTGCCTTTCACATGTATGTGTGTGTTAAAATACCGTTATTGGTATGCTGTAACTATAGCATATCCAATTCGAAACGTCAACCATTCATTTGTCCAAAATGCGGATCACTTGAATGGTTACCGCTTGCTTCTCGTCCAAACTAGAGACAAACTCATCGTCATAGACCAGATCCTGCATGGCCAAATCGATCATCGATTCAGCCCTATCCAAATCAGGTGTGCCCTCACTGGCGCACACCACTTCAAATACGAACTTATAGGTTCTCATGAGTTTTCCACAAGTCCTAGTTTCTCTTTGCCATCCTTGATCCAAGCAGTGAGCTCTTCCTCATTCTCTGCTTCATATTCACGGATGCTTTCTGAGATGCCAAAGCAGTCATCCAACTCAGGATAGTTCTGCTCAATCTCATCGGCACTCATGCCTTCGAGGCTAAAGTCATCGCAGTTGCCATCTGAGTAGGTGCCAGCAAAAGCCATACCACTCTCATAGAACTGTGCTTCTACTCGGAAACCTAATGCTTCCAACTTCTGATAAGCATTCACCGGAGGAGCCCAGGCTGAGTCGAACGATGTGTGTAGCATCTTGCCATCAGGATGTATATCTGAGCAACCTTGCTCACCTACATCCCACTTGGTGCCCCACTCATTCACGCAGTAATCATACCAGTTGCCGTAACCATACTTTTCGATGTTAGCCCGGGTCTGTGCTTCCAGTGCGGCCTGCTTTTCTTCGTCACCATAAGAACCACTGATAGTTTCTGTGAGTTCTTTGGGCACCGGAATGAACTCTTGCAGGAACTCGCAACGCTCAAGTGCATCGTAGGCACGCTTGATCATTGCAGGATCATCATGTTCTAAGACTAGATTGTTATTACACCAATTAGGCATGTTCGCTCCTTTTTAAGTTTATGTGTATATTATACAGTCAGTTGCTCAAAATGTCAACCAATTTCTGATTCTGCAGATCCTGATATTTTCGCTCGATTTTCGCATCGACATCGCCGATTAAGTTCTGTTCGATCTCTGTGGCATTTTTGCCACAGATCTGCTCTATAGTCCTTAGGACCTTACGCTGTGCCATGGGAGTCATCTGGGGATCTTCCAGGGCAGTCACAGCACGTCGAATGTATTCATGTTCACTGGGGGTCATATTCTTTCACCATGTTATATAATTTACAAGTTTCTTCACAGTCTACAGCAGTCCACTCATCGTCACGCCAATCAACGAACTCTGTGCGGACTGGATCACCGTAGCCTCCATCGTAGGCTATGTCCAGTGCCTGTTGTTCAGAATCGGCTTCTATTTCGTAGTATTCGTCGATGATAGCGGTTCTGCAGACCGTGAATTTGAATCTAGCCATTTAACCATGTTCTCCCAAGTGTTTGCAGGAACCTCTAAATGTAAATCCTGGACAGGAACAGGTTTTCTCTTCAGGGTTGACATAATAGACATTTCCTTTGCTTCCTTTAACTTCTAAAACCACTGGCTCTTTCTTCTCGCCGATACCTTTGAATGGATTTGGTTCGAGCTTTTCGAACTTCCGTCCGCGCCTATCGATCTTGATCTTTCCTGAGAGGACACGGATCTCTGCTGTGCCCCAAGGCCTGTAGGCAACCACTCTATCCCCGTCGAGTAGGTAGTCGTGGTTGGGTTGCTGATATTCAACCCCCGTCCAAACCGTTGTCTCACGCACTGCCTCCATTAACGATAGTCCTTTTTGTCGCCCATGCGTTCGTTGTAATCGTAGCCAGCCATGTATTCTGCAACACTCTCTGGATCAGTGACCTCAACACGCGGACCACTGTCGCCACCAACACCACCATAGTGTGGATCGCGTCCACGGCCATAGTAGGAATCAGCGGATCCACGATCGAACAAGCAACCATGTTGTTTGCGATCGAACTGCCATCCCTTGAGGATCCCTACGACTCGCTGTTTTTCTGTTTGCATCATTCGCTCCTATTGCTGTTGTTGATGTGTTATTGTAATCTCAGATTGCCAAAGTGTCAACCAAAATGTCTGCATCGTGCAGATATTTTAGCACGGTATCGCTGTGAGGTTTCCAGAACAGGTTGTTGGCCTTGCAGGCTGCGATCACACGATCTGCAATCCCTGGGACTGAATCGTGGATCTTCGAGAAGCGATCATAGATCTTTTGCTTTTGTGCATCTGTGAGACCGTATTCGTCTCGAGTTGCACGAGCAAGGATAGCAATGTGATTGATCAAATGATCAATATCTGATGTAGGCTCAGTTGCCGGGGATTTGATTGCATTCAGTGTCATAGTTCGCTCCTGCTTTGTTAGTGTATGTGTGTATTATAGCACCAAAATTCCAAACTGTCAACCACTTTGGACAAAGACCCTTTCGGGTCTAGGGTTAATCCAAACGTGACCCGGAATAAGCTTCGAGCCCCAGCTCTTCCTTCATCACAGCAGCGTAGGCGGTGGCCCCATGCTCAGCAGCATCGACGCTCTGACCTGACCACCAACGGTTCCACAGTTGCAGACCACCACCGTAGGCCTTACGGAAACCAACTTCTGAGAGGGCCTTGCCTAGTTTGCTGTTGCTGCGGACGGAATGGACAGTGACCCAGGCGAAGCCGCAGGCTCCACCGTCACGTCCTTCGAAATATTTGTCTGAGAATGCCTGTGCGGCTTTTTGGGCTGCATCCATAGCTTTGACATGAGCCATCTGGACGCGGATCGTTTCGAAGTTTGCCATAGTTCGCTCCTAGTTGTTTACTGTCCCTATAGTATACTACCGTAGGCACCAAAAGTCAACCGAAACGTAGAAAGACCCTATGTTCTTCTGGGTTTTAACAGAGACTGTGCTTCCTGACGCAGTTTGCCCGCTTCCCTATACATCCTGTCTGCGGCTTCGCTCATGGCTTTGGATTTCTCCTTGGCCAACTTCCCGCCGCCGAACTCTCGGTCCACGTAGTATTCGATGAGGCTGTTCTTGATCATGCTGGGCAGGTCCATGCCGTAGTCCTCAGGACAAACAAAACGGACAGGGCATCGGCCCCATCCGCCATATTCTAGATACTCTGCATACCAGCGTCTGTGATCTTTGTTATAAGGGTCGAAGGCCACTAAGGGCCTACAAAGGAACTCTAACTTGCTCATCAGCTATTTACCGTGTCATGAGGGTCGTAGCTGATATCCCCGCTCTCGACCAGTTCCTCTACATCTTCCCAGTCGAAGTCCTCATCGACCATAACACCGTCTTCATCATACATAGGATCTTCGGTGAGAATGCCAAAACCAACTCGACTCATTTCACAGTCTCCTTCATTACTTCTTGGGTTTTACCAACAGCCTTGTCGACAGCGGATGCCACACCCGACACGCCCACAGTGGCCACGAACATACCTGCGATAAATGCCAGTAAGATTTTCATTAGTCTTCGCTCCATTCAGAGTAGTTAGGATTCTTCTTTAAAGCCCTGCGATACTTCCATTGTGCCCAGAGCATCTGCGGAATCCCTAAACGCCATGCCCAGAGCAAGTCCATCACAACAAGTCCTACTACGAATGCAATTAACAGTTCCATCTACGGTCCTTTTCTTAATTGTCTAGCCTATAGTATAGCACCAAAGTATCTAGATGTCAAGTCCTGGTTTTACGCACACACGTAGCAGCGGGGTCTGTGGCTAAAAAGCCACATCCCTGGCACTCCAAAAGGTGGGCGAAGAATTGGCCTGCGTTTAGTTTATTCTTCATTAAGGATGTTACCTAGGATTGCCATCATCCACCCGTAGCCGTTAAGCAGTTGCAGTTTCGCGTTCGTAGATCACAGTCTGACCAAAGGGTGCTTCTGCTGAAGTGTTACCTTTAACGATAAAGATAGTATCGCAGAAGTCCTCAGGGCCCCAACTACCGCAAGGATAGCCGTCTGTGAACATAATGAACTTCTTAGGCTGAATGCCATTCTCTTCCATGAAGGTGAAGTTCACTTCGAAGTCTGTGCCACCACCACCCTGAGGCTCATACTCTTCGAGCTCGTGTGCCTCATCATGTGTGATAACTTTGTGGTTATAGATCTCTGTGTCAAAGCACCATAGGTTGATACGGAAGTCCTCGTATTGATCCATGATACCTTTGATCTCTGAAAGGAATACAGTTGCATCCTCTTCACCAATAGAACCAGACATATCGATAGCGATAGCCACGTCAATGGTAGTTGCTTCTTTCATACCTGGAAGCACCGCACCTGAGTGCATACTCTTACGATTAACGCGAGTAAACGAGTAGTCATTACGCACGATGCTTTGGATCTCTTGCTGAACCAATTGGCGCCAGTCCATCTTAGGCTCAGTGAGGTTCTTGATCATACGCATGATGCCTGCAGGAGTCTTACCAGCACCAGCGGCCGCGGCACTTTGGATCATCGCTTCTTTGATCTCTTGACGCAGTTTCTCTGCTTCTTCTTTAGAGAGGCTGGGCTTAGACTTACCGTCTTTGGTCTTGTCATCACCCGCACCTGCACCCTCTTGCTCTTTGATGTGCTCGTCCAAGAGCTCACCCAGTTGTGACAGCAGTTGGCTCATAGGAATCTTCTCTGCCTGCTCCCACAGGATGTCGTAGATCTCTTCCCAGGCCATGCCACGATACTTTGGATCATAGCAGATCTTAACTTCAGTGATCTTCTCACCGATACGCTCATCTACAAGGATCTGGTTGACAGCGTAGTCCTGTGCGATGTTCGCCAGCATACGATCACGGCTACCAACACGACCAAAGTGATCGAAGATAGCATGACAGATCTCGTGTGCGAACAGGAACTCTAATTTCTTAACTGAGAGCTTCTTAACGAACTCTGTGTTATACATAAAGTCACGACCGTTAGTGGCCGCAGTAGGGCACCAGTCGGAACTTTCGATCAACCGCATACGGGTGGCCATGTTGCCAAAGAAGGGTGCTTTGAGCAACAGACCTACTCGGGCAGTTGTTAGTTTTTCTACAATTGGATCCATTAGTCGCTCTCCTTAATATGTGTATATTATAGCACCAGCATCTGTTTCTGTCAACCAAAAAAGAACCGGACGATGTTGCATATTTACAACACCGCCCGGCACTTCCATCAACGCCATTGAAGGAAAAGGGTGGGCTAGAACTCTGAGAAGCCCTAGCCCGGCGATGGGCGAGGTCTTAATTCTCCATCGCTGACAAAACATACTTACCGAAACGCTTGTGGAACTCGTCGAACGAGCTCATCTTTGTAGCGTCCAAGGGCAAGTCGTAGTTGGTAAGGGCAGTCTTGGCACCCATCACAACCAACTCAGTTGGGAAATTGTCCATCATATAGCGGAAGAACTTATCAGCCATATCGTCCCAACCCTTGACCTTCTTCTCAGCACGATCCTTAAGTTCGTAGCAGAGCGAAACAGTCAACGAATACATAGCACTGACTTCCTTGATCTGAAGGTCCTTGACCTTGCCGTCGAGGATGTCATCTGCCTTGGGCAGTTTACCTGCGATCTTACGGTGAGCCATGAACTTGTTGGCAAGTCCGTCACCTACGGCACCCGCAATCAGGGTAGCCAGGGTATCGGTATCAACATCGTCATCGCTGAGCAAGTCTGACACAAAGGACCAAGAGCGTGGAGTAGCAAATGACTTGCTAGGGCTCTTAGGGTCAAAGTCATACAGGTCCTGCTTGGCAAAACCCACATAACCAACCACATCAGGATGCACCTTGTTCAAGGTAGCCCAATCTTGCCAGTCATCAAAGTCCACCTTCATTTCCAAGTGGACGAAGCGGTTAGCCAACGGAGCAGGCATACGGTAAGTGACGCCACGGTCACCTTCACGGTTACCAGCGGCCACTACGTCAACGCCCTTGGGCAGGACATAGGTGCCAACACGGCGGTTAAGAATCAACTGATAGGCCGCGGCCTGAACAGCCGGAGGAGCAGAGTTCAGCTCGTCCAAGAAGATGATTGCTTTAGACTCAGGGTCTACAGGTAGTTCTGCAGGAGGAGCCCAAACCATCTTACCCTGATCTGCGTTGTAATAAGGAATGCCCTTGATGTCTGTGGGTTCCCACAGAGCTAGACGAACGTCAATGACCTCACGACCTGCGTCATCACCGATCTGCTTCACGAGATCGGATTTACCAATGCCTGGAGGGCCCCACAGGAACACTGGGCGGCGAACATTGATCGCCTTACGGATCGCCTTCTTGCTGGCTTTAGGACCAACTTGGCGGACGGAAATATCTGTTTGCTTTGACATAAGACCTCGCTATAAAAGCAGTTGAACAAAATTACTTTCTCAGTATCATAAGTATAGCACCATTTGGCGCAGTTGTCAACCTATGATTTTCACATAGTTGAGCTGTGTTGTTTTATTGCCACGGTGGTTCTTGATCTTGCCCTTGATGCGTAGCTCCCCTGCTAGCTCCTGGGTATGCCAGAAATCCACGAAACTTTCTCCCATACGAGCATCAATCTTATACTTACCGTATTCTTGCGAATAGCGTGTCTTGACCACAGTGATCTCGCCCTGGATAGCGTCCCCTATGTTGCCCTGCAGTTGCTCTGAGGCATAGATCTCACGATTGAGTTCTGTGCGGGCAGCATCACGCTCGGCCACTGAGGGTAAGCAGCTGATCACAGCGAAATCATACATATCACGGCCCGTGAATGTATCCTTGCTAGCGATGCGCATAGCGGTCTGTTGGAAGTCATTGAGTTTACCCGCGATAGCCAGTAGGGTGTAGGATTTGAAGTGATCCCGAGCCTTACGGCCCGCAGCGTAATCGACCTCTGTGACTTCTACGAAGTTGCTTTCGCGAAGCCATTCTTTGACTAGGGTCTTGTTAGCACGGTGTGCGAGATAGGGTGGAACAGCATTGTGCATCCACTGATCTTCTTTGAAGTAAGCCCCATTGATGCGCTGCGCTGCTGCTGCACAGGCCCAGACTTGATCTGCTGTAAATTCCATGATCGCTCCTAATCTCTCAGTATCATAATTATACGATCTTTTGCTCAATCTGTCAACCGGTTGGAGTGCCGGCGGGTGTTGTATTTTTGCAACACATAGTCAAAAAGAAAGGGCCCTTATGGACCCTTTCTCAAACACCGCCCCGGGAGCGAATCGGATTGGTATTTGAAACCCTAATTAAAGAGTGATGCCCATTGCGCGAGCTTTGTAACCAAGGGCTACGATCTCACGGCTTGGCTGGCCCATTTCGTATTCAGTAACAGTCACGCCATTGCCAGCAACACGAGTGTTGGCATATACAGCATAACCATGCTGACGAATACGTGATGCTTCAGCAGCCAAGTTACCTACGCCAAAACGCTTAGAAGCTTCGGCTTGGGTTAGTTTAGCACCATTGTAAAGTGCAGAGAAGACCTTGAAAGTCTTAGTGTCTTTAGAAATACGTTTCATCTGTGTGTTTTCCTTTTAAAAGTATAGCTGATTAATGTTGTTCAGCGTTCCATAATAATAACAGAACGCTAACCCTAGGTCAACCTCAATCTTTCCTTTTTACCGAGACGTTAGCTCGAAGGAAGGTTCCGAGGATGATCACTGCCGCCCAAGTCCAAAAATTAAATTCAATGGCCAAGATTGGAAACAGTGTGTTAAGGGCCCAAATTACTAGCCAGGGCCCAATGGCCAGTAGCACTACTACCAAAACCAATGCCACTATGATCTTTACGAGGTCTTTCATATCTTTCTCCTTAATAGGCACCCTTCATTACGGTGACCTTAGCCATGTTCTGCCAGTTAGTTGGGAAGCTCTTACGCAGATCCGCAACCTTAAGCACCGTGCGCAGGCTCAGCTCACGCATAGTTGAACGATTCTCATCGATGAAGTTAACCACTTCATCCTTAGCAATGTCCTCAAGCTCGTAGCTATCCAACATGCCGTCTTTGACGATCTGCTTGATACGGAGCACCTTCTCGCGATCTGTGTCCATACGCAGATCGATATAGTGACAGCGTGACTCAAGAGCAGCCAAGTGTTCTTGCAGTTTCTTAGAACGCACATTCTCAAACTTCAAGTTAGTGATGAAGATAGCACCACCCTTGAACTCGAAGCGATCTGGCACTCCTTCAGAGCGTAGCAGACGGCTGTCAGTGTTCCACGAGATCGTGCGCTTTTTGGAACTGTCCAAAGCCGCTTTCAAGATGTTCAGGGCGATATCGTCCAAAAGGATGCTGTCGCAGTCGTCGAACACAAGGATGTTCTTGCTTTCGCTGAATTTGTAGAGCTTAGTATACAGGCCGATGGCACTCATAGCGCCTTTGACAACTTCGTATTTGGGCTTGCGTTGACCCATCATATCGAAGAGGTCGTCTTTGGCTAGGACTTCTTCAACGCCAAACGATTTGCCCACGCCCGGAGGACCCGTGACGATCATAGCACGGACATCACCATTCTTGACTGCTTTGGTCATATCCTTGAGGATCTCGAAGCGCAGTCGTGTGCGCTCGATGATCTCTTCATCGGTCTCGTGCGCGACAGCTTGATCAGGCACTTTGATCTGAGTGAAGTCCGTTACATTAGCATCACCTTTGGCGGGCTTCTTTAGTGCTTGAAGCATCATTACTCCCTGTGGAATTGGTTTAGCGGAACCCGCAGTATTGTAGGCACCCTGCTCGCAACGGATGCGGATGTTGCGATCTGGGAAGCCAGGCTGACTGCCACCCTCTACAGTGACATAGCCGGTGCCGTCTTTGGCTACCTTGTAGTCTTCTACTAGTTTGAAAGTCATACCACCAACATTGGTAGGTTGACCTTTGATGTTGTAGTAACCCTCGGTAAAAGTAATATACACAGTTCGCTCCTGTTGTTTGTTGAACATTCCACTATTATACTGTCATTAGGGGCTGTTGTCAACCCCTAATAGCCCTATAACATGTAGGGTTATTCGTCCTCTGCTACCAGCTTGTCGATGGTGTTTCGGGCTAGTGCATCTGCCAAAGGCACAAGCCCACCTTTGATCAGCCCGGGCACATCATAGACAGCACCCACATACCACACCCCGTCCTGCATCACATAGTAATACTCAGCGAAGCAGCGTTCTACCTGCTCGAGGAACTCCTCGAACGTGTGTGCTACTTGCCAGCTCACGTCTTCTTCGCCGCGATCAGCGTAGAAGTTCATTTCTTCTACAGTAGCCTGGACACCACTGTTGTCTCCACGTGCTACCAGCTGATTGGCTTGCACGGAGCCATAGTGCTTGTTCAGCAGCTCGCCCGTGTAGTCTAGGTAACCGTCATAGTGGCAATAAACTGACTTGCAGACTGTGCCATGCATGACACCTACTCGTGAACGTGTTCCCATTGCTCGCTCCTGTTGTTTAACTTAGCCTCTAGTATAACACGGGCCGGAGCCCGTGTCAACCATTTTATCAAATACCCTGGAAGTCTGTAAGGGCTTTCTGTGCATCTGCGTCCAACATAGCCGCATCTTCAGCTCGCTGGCGTGCCAGTTCCACTTCTGCTCGGTAGGCAGTAAGAGCTAGGGCTTTGCGTTCCATAGCAGGCCACACTACATCCTGGGGGTTAAGGTAAGGACCCGTGTAGTCTACTTTGTCCTCTTTAAGGGTAATCTCGCCTGTGCGGATGCCCTCAAACACCATGCCCCACGTGGGCTGCTCAGGGCGTCCTGCGGGCCCGTAGAGCTCTACCGCTTTGGCTTTAATCTTTTCACGTGCGATCTCGTTAAGACGACGCACAAAATACTCACGCTGGGTCTGTTCCATCTTTCGCTCCTTTGTGTTAAACAAGTGTATATTATACTGCCAAATGGGGCTGTTGTCAACCCCTGTTGTTTTTATGCTTCCATGCTCGCGTAGTTGTCGTCTTGCATACCCTGCTCTGTAAAGCTAACAGCAAAGCCCACAGCCTCGCTAATAGCATTCTCAAAGCCCGTGTCTGTGTAAATGTCCCACGTGCTGTCGTGTTCCACGTTCACCATAACGCTCTTGTAGTCGTCATAGTCTTCCTCTATAATAGTAACGCCTCTCACGTTAACTTTGCGTCCTGCTTCACAGCCCCACAAGCCGTCACCTGCAGTCTCTACAATAAAATCGCATTCGTAGCGTTTAATAGTTGCTTCGTCTTCACGCTCTGTTGCAATAAGTGTCAGCATCGTCTGCTCCTTTGTTACTGTTTAAGCTTCTATTGTATACTCAAACAGCCAAAATGTCAAGCACTTTGGACAAAGACCCTACGAGCCTGCGGGCTTCTTTACGAGCTTCGTCTATAGCTGACGAGATCAAGTCCTCAGCAGTGCCATCACGCAGCACTTCACGTGCATCTTCATAGAGGAAGCCGCCTACGATCTCTGAACCCAGCTCGTGCCCATCAAGCAGCACTCGGGCCCTGAGCATGAACCAATCCAGATCACCCCTGTTGACCTTGTCCTCCATCTCTGCGATGTCGTAGCAGGTGTCATCAAAGAGATCGCGGATTGGGCAGTCTTCCCAGGATTTGTCTACTATGATGTCAAACCCCTCGCGCTGCGTCTGCAGCAGTGTGTCCCAATACCTCATACTCGGACTCCAAAGCAGTTGGTGCGACCCTGATGGCGTATGCTTCCTGAGGGTTTGGCAGTTATGATCTTGGGCTGGCGTTCATAGTTTTTATATATGACGTGCAATACGCCCTCGGTATCATAGAACCATTGCGCGATCTTGCGCTTATGCAGTTCTACTATTTTAGGTAAATCCATAGTTCGCTCCTATTTGTTTACTGTATCTATATTGTAGCACCAAAAGGCACTGTTGTCAACCCCTACATGCTCCAGTAGGATTCTGAAGCAGGAGAGCAGTAGTAGGGGGTATCGTAACGCTCGCGGAACTCAGCCCCCGTCATCATGTTCTTGCGCAGCACGTAGGTCTCGTGGATCTCGTAGCGAAAGCCCTGCGATCGCCGCCACGTATGCTTGACAGTGTGCTCTAAGGTGCTGAGATCCGCTGTATCATAGTCAGCTTTGTGATACAGACGTTCACCCGACTTAGTGCGACGATCCTGCTTGTAGACTTCTACTGTATACATGTCAATCTCCTCTAGTGTCAGTGTTCAGTGTAGGCTGTATGAGTCTGCGCAGTTCTACTTCGCGCTTATGAGCAGCTGCCTTGCCGCGAATGATCTCGTGAACTACGATCTCGATCTCGTCCTTTGATGCTAGCTCGCGCAATGCATGGCACAGGAGCCAATCCTTAGCTTCTGTTTTGGCACGATAGAAGTGTTTGGCAGCACGAGCGCGAACGCTCTTATTAACAGTGCTCTCAGTCTTAGCTGTGACGCCAATGTAGTTGCCACCAGCAACTCTGAGTTCGTAGATGATGTGATTGCGATCAATTCGTTTCTTCATGTTGTTAGTATAGCACCACAGAGCCAAAATGTCAACCAAAAAGAAAGACCCTAGGCATTATAGGGTCTCTCTGCTGATCATCATCTGGCTACGTCCCAGCAGCTAGCTCGGGGTCTCACAGGGCTGCTCAGCTGCTGTAGATGGTAGGACCGACCGGAATCGAACCGGTATGCATTGCTGCGAGGGATTTTAAGTCCCTTGTGTCTACCTATTTCACCACGGTCCCACGTGCTGCTGTAGCTGCACACAAATGCGCATCACACTGCTACAGCAGCTAACTTGGCCACGCCTAAGGGATTCGAACCCCTGACCCACAGCTTAGAAGGCTGTTGCTCTATCCAACTGAGCTAAGGCGTGCGGTT